GCATCTGGATAAGGAATAATGAGCAACAACCCATCTGACGGTCCCCGCCGTGGTGCCAGTGGGCGGTTTCTACGTGAGCCACGTCCCGGTCAGCAACTCGCATTTGATACAGACCTAGTCGGTACCGGAGCCGGTGGCTTTGACAGGCCAACTGACGAAGTGTCTGAGATATCCGAGTTCGACTCAACGAGGTGTGCGGCATCTCGCTACCACTTTGAGGACAGTAAGATGTTTATGTCTTGGACGAACGGTAAGACTCCGTGGATTTACCATGACGTTCCGTTCTCTATTTACACATCGTTTGTGTCTGCTCCCTCTCAAGGCAAGTTTGTCAACTCCACCCTTAACCTGTTTGCACACAACAAGTTATTCCCCGGTATGCAATACGCTAACTATGTATATGGAGTAATGCCGAAAGCCTGATGTATCATGATTTACTTACTCGTTGCTGTGGCCTTTGTCATTGGTGCTTATCTATTGTTCCGAGACACCATGAACCGCATCCAGTACCTGCAAAGTGTCAGGCTGTACTGGATCACAAGGAACAACGGAGTACGTGGTACAAGCGTTCTTACAAAGGCGTTCATGAGACAGACAGCACCTCCGTGGTGGCGTGGTAAGGGCGTACAAGTCCGTCTGGGTAAGTACACGTTTCAAGTTGGTATACTGCTAAGGCAAGCCAGCGACCTGCTTGATCAGGTTGACGGTAGGGAGTTAAACTATGATGCGAAGCAAATCAGGGCGTGGAACAAGCGCCCAGAACAGCAGGAAGATCAAAGAGTCGTACATCCGTAGGGCTGAGACGATCAGCCAGTACGACGCTCCCGCTCACCTCGATTCCATCGTCATCTCACTGCATCAGGCGATTGACAACTGGCGTTACCACGGTGCCCCCTCTGAAGAGGTGTCCCTATGCCTCGACGCTTTCTGTGCTCTGTGGGCTGTCGTAGAGAGGCGGGAGTCTGATGAGTGACGTATTAGACGACGACCTCATTCAGGACGAGATCGACGCCCTAGAGGAACTTGTCGATGAGATTGACGAGACCACCGCTGAGTTCGTAGACGACCTTGTCAAGAAGTTGATCCTCTTCACAGAGGAGTTCTGTGATGTCAAGTTCTTCCCCTATCAGGTGCCCATCGCATACTCGTTCATTGAGTCCGTGGTGCTCGGGGACGGCGAGGAGAAGACTCTGATCGCCACTCGTCAGAGTGGTAAGTCTGAGGTCGTGTCCAATCTCATAGCCAGTCTTATGGTCATCCTGCCCCGCCTCGCCAACGTGTACCCCACGTGGCTGAAGAAGTTCGAGAAGGGGTTCTGGGTGGGAGTGTTCGCCCCCACCGAGGAACAGGCCGACACGGTGTTCGGACGAGTGGTCAACAAACTGACCAGCGAGCACGCCACCTCTCTACTGCTTGACCCCGACCTAGACGACAAGGCCACCGGAGGCGGAGGTCGTGGTAAGGGCAAGATCATCACCCTGAAGAAGTCCGGCTCCCTCTGCCGTATGCAGACCTGTAACCCCAAGGCCAAGATCGAGTCCAAGACGTACCACTTCGCCTTCATTGACGAGGCGCAGGAAGCCGACGAAGTGATGATCGCTAAGTCGATCAAGCCCATGCTTGCGTGGAACAACGGCACCATCATCCTCGGCGGCACCGCCCAGCGCTACAAGTCCTACTTCTACAACGCTATTCAGTACAACAAGCGTCGGGATATCAACGCCCGAACGCACAAGATTCACCACCCCGAGTACGACTGGAAGACAGCCGCTAAGTACAACAACAACTACGCCTCGTTCATCAATAAAGAGAAACTCCGTATTGGAGAGGACTCTGACGAGTTCCAGATGTCTTACTGCAACCGCTGGATGCTTGAGAAGGGCATGTTCGTGGCGGAGGAGCGCCTAGAGCGTCTGTACGACCCGAGTATGCCACTTGTCCATGAGTGGTGGAAGACCCCCATCGTTGTCGGCATCGACGTTGCCCGAACCAACGACTCCACCGTCATCACTCCAGTATGGGTTGACTGGGATCACCCAGACCCGTTTGGGTTCTTTGAGCACAGAGTCCTCAACTGGCACGAGATCAACAACGTCGAGTGGGAGAGTCAGTACTTTGAGATCATCGATTTTCTGCGTAATTACGACGTATACCGCATCGGGGTCGATGCACAGGGAGTGGGAGGTGCCGTTGCCGAGCGCCTTCAGGTTCTTCTCCCACAAATCGAAGTTATGGCTGTTTCCTCAGATGCCAAGGCTCAGAATGAGCGGTGGACCCATCTGACTCAGTTGATCCAGCGTGAGCAGTTGATTATCCCCGGACACAGCAAGGCTCGGCGCACTAAGCGCTGGAAGAAGTTCAACCAGCAAATGGCAGACCTTGAGAAGGTAAACCGTGGTCCATACATGCTTGCCGCCGCTCCTGATGAGCGGGGGGCGTTTGACGACTACCCAGATTCTCTTGCCATTGCGTGCGCTATGACAGTTCAGGACGTGATGCCAGATGTTACAGTGTACGAGAGTCCGTTTTTCGATTAACTCGTAAAAGTTGGGTTTACAAGCCGGATCAGTGCTACTATTACTTCATCAGGTCCCATACGGAGGTACCACATATGAACCAGTCCCTTGCCCCGCAGAACCCGTACCCGGAGGCCATGCGTAACGTCTTTGAGGTCGTCGGCGCTCCGAGCAAGCCGATGAACTCCGGCCCCAAGCGCTTTGAGGAGGGTGTCGCCAACGACAGCGACGTTCCCAACGACTTCCAGCAGGGTGCTTACGCTGATGGCTCGTCGGCCCCCAGCCGCATGAACCACGCTAACCGTGACGCTCTGTACAAGCCCGCTGAGCAGACCATGCGTGAGCGTGTCCACGTTGGCTCGGCCTCGTGGATTGAGGCCCCCGGCGTCCTTTCGGACTTCGTCACTGGCACCGTCGCTGGCGACCAGATGCCGACGTTTGAGACTGCCATGAACTCTGGCGCTCACATGAACCGGCCCAACCCGGTTCGTGTGAACGACTGATCCAATGACGGGCGGTTCTGCCGCCTCTGCTGGGAGCGGGACATCCTCCGGTGCCCCTCCCGCCTCCGAAGGTGTGGGTGAGGCACCTGTCGTAGACGGCGGTGAGGTTACGAGCACGGAAGATGTCCCGCTTCCCATTTCCCCGTATGCACTAGTGGCACCCCGTCGCAAGTGCTTTGAGGACGGGTACAACCGTTGCCGACGATAAAGTAGGCTATGCTTGACCAAGTGCTTATAGACGGAAGGTAGTCACTTGGGAATCAAGATCCTTACCATCGACATCGAGACGCGCCCCAACCTCGCTTACGTGTGGGGGCTGTGGGAGCAGAACGTAGGACTCAACCAAGTTGAGGAGTTCGGGAGCGTCATCTCCTTCGCCGCCAAGTGGCACGGTGAGAAGAAGGTCCACTTCCACAGCGACTACCACGACGGCCACGAAGAAATGGTCAAGGCGGCGTGGGCACTACTTGATGAGGCCGATGCCGTCGTCGGGTACAACTCCAAGGCGTTCGACATGAAGCACCTGAACCGGGAGTTCGTGCTGTTTGACATGCCTCCCCCCTCGCACTACGTAGACATCGACCTCATGCAAGTAGTGAAGCAGAGGTTCAAGTTCCCCAGCAACAAACTACAGCACGTGGCTGTCCAGTTGAACATCGGGTCCAAACTCCAGCACGACGGGTTTGATCTATGGGTGGGGTGCATGATGAACGACGACAAGTCGTGGCGGACTATGAAGAAGTACAACATGCAGGATGTGGTACTGACCGAGCAGGTGTACGAGCGCCTCCTGCCGTGGATCAAGACCCACCCGCACCGAGGTCTCTACGACGGCGACCTCGACGCTTGCCCCCGCTGTGGTCACGACGACCTCGTAGTGAACCGCTATTATCGCACCCGCACCGGTAAGTATCGGATCATGCAGTGTAAGGGGTGCGGCGGCTACACCAAAGATAGTAAGGTCATCGAGAAGGTCACCAACACCAGTATCTAGGAGAGATAATGGCTGA